CCGAGCAGTCCGCCGTTTCGCTGATGAACGAAATGCAGGCGCTGGAGAAGTCACTCTCTACCAGCGCCAAGACTACGCAGGATCTTGCCAAACAGCGCGATGCGTTGGCGAAACTGACCAAGACCGGTGCCTATGGCGAGGCTGAGGCCGCGAAGATCTCGGCGCAGCTCGACAAGCAGCAGTTAGCGCTGGCCAAGTCGGCCATGGATGAACAGAAGGCACTTAACAGCCTGCTGGGCGCTATTGACCCGGCCCGCGCCGCGCTGGCGAAACTCGATACTCAGGTCGAGCAACTGGGCAAACATCTGGATGCCGGCCGGATCAGCCAGGACGAGTACAACACCGCCCTCAGCAAGATCGACAAGGATTACGACAAGCTCAACAAAACCGCCACCGGCTTCGACAAGTTGCGCCTCGGCACTCGCCAGGCACAGGAAAACGTCGTTCAGCTGGGGAATGCGCTGTCCTCGGGAGACTGGGGAAGTGGCGTTCGTGCGGTTGCGCAATTGGGTGCCGGTGCCGGCGAGGGCGCTGCCGGCTTACTCGCGATGCTGGCGCCGCTTGCGCTAGCCACTGCGGCGGTTGGCGTGTTGGCCTACGCCTTCTACAAGGGCAGCGAAGAGCAGGACAACTACAACAAATCGCTCATCCTGACTGGCAACTACGCCGGTGTGAGTGCTGGGCAATTGGGCGAAATGGCCCGTCAGGTCAGCGCTACGGTCGGCACCACCGGGCAAGCGGCAGAGGTTTTAGCGCTGCTGGCGGGTAACGGGAAGATTGCTGGCGAGAGCTTTACCGGCATCACTCAAGCCGCTGTCTCGATGCAGGAAGCAACCGGCAAGGCCGTAAGCGAGACAGTAGCGGAGTTCGCCAAGCTCGCCGACGACCCGGTCAAGGCGTCTGCCGCGCTCAACGAGCAGTACCACTATCTAACCGCATCGGTTTACTCGCAAATCACCGCGCTGGAAAAACAAGGCGACCATGCGGGTGCTGTGAAGCTGGCTACCGAATCGTTCGCCGATGCTATCAACGAGCGTACGCCGCGAATTCTCGAGAACCTGAGTTTCTGGGAGAAGGGCTACAACGCGGTGGCTCGCGCTGCTGATGGACTGAAGAACATCGGGCGCAGCGATATCGGCACGGATATCGAGCAAGCTCGTCGTGACTTGGCGGGCGCTCAAGCTGGCGATATCGGCCTGTTCCAAAACAAGCAGGAGATGATCGAGTTCTACCAGAATCGACTCAACATGCTAGAGGACCAGAAAGCCGCGGAAGCCGACATCGCCAAATACGACGGTGATCGTTCAAAGGCCGAACTGGCGTCTCAGCAGGCAATGGTAAAGATTGATGCGCTGACCAAATCTGCATTGACCAATGAGCAAAAACGCAACGAAGCGATCAAGGAGTACAAGCGGCAGCTCGAAGACATCCGCAAGGTAGCGCCGAACGATCCGCGCCTGAATCAGGCCGCCATCGACAAGAACCTGGCGAACATCAACGACCAGTTCAAGGATTCGAAGGCAGCCGGTTCGCAGGTCGATCTGACCAGCTTCAACAGTGCCAAAAACATTCTGGCTGCAATCAGCGAGGAATACAAAAACGCCCAGAAGGAACTGGATGCGGCGCAGAAGGCTGGGCTCGTTTCTCAGGGCGACTACGCCCTGAAGCGCGAAGCGCTGATCGGCAACGAACGCGACGAAGTGACTGCGGCTTACGAGGCGGAGATTGCCGCGCTGGAAGTCGCGAAGGCGAAGAAGACCACCTCTGCCGCGCAAGACATCCAGCTGGACCAGAAGATCGCCGACGCGCGCGCGGGCATGGTCAAAGCGCAGAAGGGCGCCGATAGCCAGCTCGATGTTCTGGCCACAAACGAAACTGGCCGCCTCGCTCGACAAGAGCGCGCGATAACGACCTACGTTCAGGCCTTGGCTCAGCAGCAGCGAGCTCTGGAACTCGCAGGGCAGCGCGCAGTTCTTGGCGTCGGGCAGGGTGATCGCCTGAACGCGCTCAACAGTGAACTGAACAGCCAGCAGGATCGGTTTGCTCAGCAGTCGCTGGAACTGGCAAACCAGAAATCCGATCCGTCGCGGAACATGTCGGAGGAGGAGTTCGCCCGGAAGTCGCAGGCTCTCGCCGATGCGAACAAGGCTGCCACCGACCAAATCCGCCAGAACTACGCGGACGTTGAGGCTGCACAGGGTGACTGGACGAAAGGCGCAACATCGGCCTGGGCCAATTACCTGGATTCGGCGAGCAACATTGCCGGCCAGACGAAAACCTTGTTCGGTAACGCTTTTAGTTCGATGGAGGACGCGATCGTCAACTTCGCCATGACCGGCAAGCTGTCGTTTGCTGACTTCACCAAGTCGATTCTCGCGGACATGGCGCGGATCGCGACCCGTCAGGCGAGCTCGGCGTTGCTGAGCAGTCTCGTCGGCGCTGCCACCAGCTACTTCACTGGCGGTGGTGGCGGTAATGGGCTGGCGGCTGGATCAGCGGGTGCAACGTCGTCGAATCTCGGCGCGTCTTTGGCGGGTTATTCCAGCAGTTACTTCCCGCAGGCGCTCGGTGGTGCCTGGTCGTCGGGCGTGCAAATGTTCGCCAACGGCGGCGCCTTCACCAACAGCATCGTCAGCGCGCCGACCGCGTTCGGCATGGCCGGCGGCCGGGCGGGCGTCATGGGTGAGGCGGGGCCGGAGGCGATCATGCCGCTGACCCGGACTTCCAGCGGCAAGCTGGGCGTTATCGCCGCCGGGGGAGGCTCGGGCACTGCGATCAGCATCAATGCACCGGTCACGGTAGTGACCGAGGATCGCAGCTCCGAAGGCATGCAGATCGATCAGCAAGCCCTGTCGAGAAACCTACAGTCGCAGATGCAGGCGGTGGCCGAAAGAGCCGTCGCCGACTCTTGGCGCGCGGGCGGTACCAGCTTCCGAAATGCAAATGGGAGGGCCTGATGGCCATCGAGAAATTCACTTGGCCAACCGAGCGCGGGGAGACACCCGATATCAATTATCGGGTACGCACCTCAAAGTTCGGCAATGGCTATGCGCAGAACGTCGGCGACGGCCCGAACAACAAAGAGGACTCCTATCCCATCACCTACGCCGGTCAGAAGTCCAAGGTGCTGGAGATCATGGCGTTCCTCGACCGGCATGCCGGGGCAAAGGCGTTCCTATGGACAACGCCGCTCGGCGAGCTCGGGCTATTCACCTGTAAAAATCCCGCTCCTACACCAATGGGCGGCGGCGTCTTCAAACTCACCGCCACGTTCGAGCGGGCATTCCAACCATAAGGGGCAATCATGCCGCTGATCAGTGACATCCAGGTGCTTGAACCTGGCAGCGAAGTGCTGCTCTTTGAATTGGACGGCACGGACTACGGCGCGGATGTACTGCGTTTCCACGGGCACGCGATACCGCACACGGCGGCCGAACTGATCGCCGCCGGCGACAATGCAGATCAACTGCCGGCGAAGGCAATCTACTGGCAGGGTAACGAATACAGCGCCTGGCCGATGCAGATCGACGGCATCGAGGCGAACGGCGACGGTACTGCCGTTCGCCCTACGCTCTCGGTTGGCAACGTCAACGGGCGCATCACTGCGCTCTGTCTGGCGTTCGAGGATCTGCTCGAGTTCAAGCTGACGATGCGTCACACGCTCGGCACTTACCTCGACGCGGCGAACTTCCCGACCGGAAACCCGACGGCAGATCCAACCCAAGAAACGATCGAGGTCTGGTACATCGACCAGAAGACGAACGAGGACGGGGAGAATGTCAGTTGGGAATTGGCCAGCCCTGGCGACGTAGGCAACGAGTCAATCGGCCGGCAGGCTACGACGCTGTGCCACTGGTGCCTCACCGGCGGTTACCGAGGGCCGAACTGCGGCTACACCGGGCCGTATGTCACGAAGGACGGGGTGGTGACCGACAACCCCGAACTGGACGAGTGCGACGCCACGCTCGGCAAAGGCTGCATCCCGCGCTTTGGCGAAGGCAACCCGCTGCCGTTCGGTGGCTTCCCTGCTGTTTCCTTGATCGCACGGAGCTGACATGCGAAAGCACATCTTGAACGCGATCCGGGCGCACGCGGCCGCCGAGTACCCGAAAGAGTGCTGCGGGCTGCTGCTGGCGATCGGGCGCAAGCAACAATACTTCCCCTGCATCAATGTCTCGACCGAGCCGAACGAGGAGTTTCGAATCGATCCAGAGCAATACGCGACTGCCGAAGATGTCGGCGAAGTAATCGGTGTAGTGCATTCGCATCCGGACGCAACCAGCCGGCCGTCACCGCGCGACCTCGCCATGTGCGAGGCCACCGCGCTGCCATGGCACATCCTGAGTTGGCCGGAAGGGGACCTCAGAACGATTTTGCCCACCGGGGATGTGCCGCTGCTCAAACGTCCATTTGTGCACGGGGCTTGGGACTGCTGGCAGGTCTGCGCTGATTGGTACAAGCGCGAGTGGGGGCTTGAGTTCGACGCTTTCAAGCGCGCCGATGGCTGGTGGGAGAGCAAGGACAACACCAGCCTGTACGAGGCGAACTACGAGGCCGCCGGCTTCTACCGCGTCGACCAGCCACAGCGCGGCGACATGATCGTTATGGAAGTGGGGCGTACGGTTTACCCGAACCACGCCGGGATATTCCTCGGCGCTGACCCGGCGTTGCCGGGCGAGGATGCCGCGACGTTCGGCCCCGGCCCGTTTCTCCTGCATCACCTGTACGGTAGGCCCAGCGAAATCATCATTTGGGGCGGTCCGTGGCTCGACAGAACACGCCTGATTCTCAGGCACAAGAACGTAACACCAACCACATGACATGGCGGAGCCGCAGGAGAAAATATTGAACGGGAAAATTGACCCCAAAAAAATGGACGCAGACAGCGTCTTGCGGGCTGTCTGCGAGGTCGTTAACGAAGGCCGGCGACCAACCACCGCAAAGCGAGCGTGTTCTCGTCTTGCTCTTCTGGCGGCCGATCTCCGCTCGGCAGTTTCGAGATGGTTCGCAGCGCATCGCCCATGACGGCCTCAGTGTTTACGGCATCACTTGCTCTGAGAGCCTTACCGATCACAACGAGCGCAGAAAGCACGCCGAGCTTGAAAGGATCCTGAATTGCTTGATTGTCTGCTTCTGACACATTGACCTCCAGGTCATAAACGCGCCGAGATTGGCGCAATCCCAGTCCTTGGGCTTGCAGGCAAAGGACTGGGGGAATCCGTGCGTGAGGGCAAGAGGCTACTATTGGAGATCGGCGGGGCGTTACTGGGGATTCGTACAGGCGAGAAAAAGCCCGGCTGGGCCGGGCTAATCATGGAGTGCGAAATTCTGCGGATCAAGAATTTCAAGCAGCATCTGGTCATGCTCTGCGCGTGATGCTCTGTAGAACATGCACCTATCCAGCAGAATTCTTTTCATGCTTTTTGCAGAAGCGAGATGCCTTGGCTCCACGGAGATCGTCGCGGTTTTGCCACTCCGGGCGTCAGTGACTTCGAGGTGGTAGCGCCCAATCAAACCGTCTTCTCGCTTGGTGTGTCCAAGGTGTTTGAAGGTGAGGGTAGGTTCTGGTACGGCAACCTCGATCTGACGACAAGTAGTCACGGTTTCTCCGCATCGGTCAAAAGTTTCGTTAAGAAAGGAAATTCAATGCAACAGACTTGATCGATTTGTTCGCGCACATGTTGATGCGTAGCGCTGTCATGTGTAGCTATCGTAAGGTAATAGTTTTGGCCTTCATGCTGAGCGAAGACAATCCATTCTCCGCTTAAAGCTTGCCGCTCTGCGAGCCTCTGCCAATTCCCGCTAACAATGTCTTCAACCAGCGCAGGCACGTGGTGTGGTTCGATGAATCGCTCTTCGCCAGCATCCTCTGCGTCCCGAATCATCTGCTTGAATAGGGGGCTTTTAAACCGGGTTAGCCCCTTCTGAATGTTCTGGGCCATGGAGGCAAGACCATCCTGCATATAGTGCTTGTGCCATAGACCTTTCAGCGGTGGGTGACGATTTTGAATAGGCGGTTTTAGCCGGCTGGGTTTACCAGCTTCAAGTTCCTCGATCTCTCTGATGATTTTTGCGGGATTCTGGTGGCCAGATAACGCTCCACCGAGTAATTGCAGGGCGAGAAGGGTGCTGTAACGGCCCGGTGCAGCTGTATTAAGGCCAATCATTCGGACGAATTTTTGGAGATCTACATCCGGGTTTTGCTCTGGCATATGGCGTCTTCCATCATAAGAATGTGACTTCGAAAAAAGTAGCATATGCCACGCTGCTGGTTTTAGAACAATCGACGTACTGCTACATTGCCCGCATTTCCACAGGAGTGACCTGCATGAAACTGATCTTAGGAGCGTTGGCGGTAGCGCTGTTGGCTGGGTGTGCGACTTCACCGGTGCCGTCCGGAAAGGCTGACCCTGTGCCGAGCTCGCGTCTGTTCGCATATCAGAAGCCGGGTACCGATGGCGCTGTTTTGATCGTTACCCGTGATTCCGGCTTTGTTGGTGGCGGCTGCAATACCTTCGTGAGCATTGACGGGCGAAAAGCTGCCGAGGTTGGTTCTGGTGAAACCGCAAAGTTCTACGTTGCCGCCGGCGAGCACATCATCGGCGCGTCAGCATGCGGCAGCGGCTTGAAAGAGCGGGAAGCCAACATAAAGGCTGGTGCCACCAAGAAATTCAGGATATCCATCGACTCATCAATGAGCATGGACCTATCACCCACCATGCAATGACAAAGCCGCCCAAGGGCGGTTTTTTTATGACCGGAGAAAGCTGTGGCAGCGACGACAAGTAACAACCCAGTCATGACAACCATTCTTCTTTCAGGCCCGCTTATCAAGCTGTTTGGTCGCGTTCACCACCGCGAACTTGGCAGCAAGTCCGTTGGCGAGGCATTCAAGGCACTGAAGTGCACGATCAAAGGATTCGAAGGCGCCATTAAAGATCTTGAGCGCAGAGGGATGTGTTTCGCGATTTTCAGAAACCGGAAAAACGTGGCTGAAAAAGATTTTGGCCTTGGTGGAGCTCAGGAGATTCGCATTGTCCCCGTCATTTCCGGAAGCAAGCGAGCGGGCCTGCTTCAAACCATCATTGGTGCGGTTCTGGTCGTGGCCGGATCGTACTTTGGGCAGCCTTGGGCCGTGCAATTGGGCGTCGGGCTGGCGGCTGGTGGTGTTATTCAGATGCTCAGCCCACAGGCATCAGGACTGAAGCAAAGCGCCTCCCCCGAAAACTCCCCGTCCTACGCCTTCGGCAGCGCCAAGAACACTACCGCCAGCGGAAACCCGGTGCCGATCTGCATCGGTGAGCGCCGGTGGGGCGGAATGATCATCTCGGCCTCGATCCTGGCAGAAGATAAGTCTTAAAAGCAAAAACCCTCACATACACGGGAGAAGGATTGGTCTTCTGCCACAGATGAGGGCTTTGCTGATGAAAAAATGGTTTCCACTGGTTCGCGCATTTACTCGGAATTTAATCCTCATTGCTATTTATGCGATGAAACTCTACGCGAGCCTTCATGGCTTGTGACCCAACCGCCCGCGAGGCGGTTTTTTTATGCCTGGAGGAAAGCATGGGCGCAGCAGCACAGATCGAGATCCACGGCGAGAAGGGCGGCAGCAGTAAGTCGAAGTCGCCAGTAGAAGCAAGCGATAGCCTGCGCTCGACCAACTTGGCAAAGCTGCTGATCGCCGTGGGCGAGGGCGAGTTCGACGCGGTACCGACCGAGTACGACATCTATCTCGACAATACGCCGATCCGCGATGCCAGCGGCAACTACAACTTTCCGGGCGTGAAGTGGGACTGGCGGTCGGGCTCGGTGAATCAGAGCTACATTCCCGGCATTCCTTCGGTCGAGAATGAAACCTCGTTGAACGTCGAACTGCGCAGCGATGCGGCGTGGGTGCGCTCCATCACCAACACCCAGCTTTCGGCCGTGCGCATGCGCCTGGCGTGGCCGGCCCTGCAGCGTGCCGACGATGAAGGCAACGTCGGTGGCTATCGCATCGAATACGCCATCGACGTGGCCACTGATGGGGGCGCCTATCAGCAGGTGCTGGTGGACGCCGTTGATGGTAAGACCACCACGCGCTATGAGCGCTCTCGCCGCATCGATCTGCCGGACGCCACAACCGGCTGGCAGATCCGCGTGCGCCGCCTGACGCCAAACCAGAACAGCAACAAGATCGCAGACACCATGCTGGTAGCCGGCTACACAGAAGTCATCGACGCCAAGCTACGCTACCCGAATACCGCACTGCTCTACATCGAATTCGACGCCGAGCAGTTCACCAACATTCCGGCCGTGACCGTGAAGTGCAAAGCGCGCCGCTGGATGGTGCCGAGCAACTACGACCCGATCCAGCGCACTTACACCGGGACGTGGGATGGTTCGATGAAATCGGCCTGGACCAATAACCCGGCGTGGATCACCTACGGCGTGTGCACCGAAGACCGGTTCGGCCTGGGCAAGCGTATCAAGCCTTTCATGGTCGACAAGTGGGAGCTTTACCGGATCGCGCAGTACTGCGATCAACTGGTGCCGAATGGATTGAATGGCGTCGAGCCGCGTTTCTTGTGTGATATGAACCTGCAAGGCAAGGCCGATGCCTGGTCGCTGCTGCGCGATATCGCTGGCATCTACCGTGGCATGACCTACTGGGCTCAGGGCCAGTTGGTGATGCAAGCCGACATGCCGCGCGCGCAAGACTTCGACTACGTCTTCACTCGGGCCAACGTCATCGACGGCAAGTTCTCCTACGGCAGCGCTTCGGCAAAAACGCGGTACACCCGGGCGCTGGTCAGCTACGACAACCCGGCGAACAACTACGACACCGACGTCATTCCGTTCGCCGACCTCGAACTGCAACGCCGTTACGGTGATCGCCCGACCGAGCTGAGCGCCATTGGCTGCACACGCGCATCTGAGGCGCAGCGGCGCGGTAAGTGGGCGATCTTGAGCAACAACCAAGATCGCACCGTGTCGTTCAAGACCGGCATGGAAGGCGTAATCCCTCTGCCAGGACACATCATTCCGGTGGCTGATTCCCTGCTGGCGGGGCGGGAGGTAGGGGGGCGCATCTCGGCCGCGTCTGGCCGCGTGGTGACGCTCGACCGTGACACCCAGGCCAAGGTCGGTGATCGGTTGATCATCAACCTGCCGGGCGGCCGCGCAGAAGGTCGCACCGTGCAGAAGGTTATCGGGCGCGACGTGACCGTTACCACGAACTACAGTGAACCACCGATCGCGCAGTTGCAATGGGCGCTCGATGCCGACGATTTGGCGATTCCGCTGTACCGCGTGCTGCGCACCAAGCGCACCACCGAAGGCGACTTCGAAATCAGTGCGCTGCAATACGAGCCAAGCAAGTTCGCCTACATCGACACCGGCGCTAGGCTTGAAGAGCGCCCAATCAGCGTGATCCCGATCACTGTAGTGCCGGCGCCGGCGAGCGTAACGCTGGTATCCACTTCGGCGGTTGTCCAAGGGTTGGCTGTGGCCACCATGACCATCAGTTGGCCTGCCGTGCCTGGCGCCGTCGGCTACGACATCGAGTGGCGCAAAGACAGCGGCAACTGGATCAAGCTGCAGCGCACCGGCATGACCAACGTCGATGTAGTTGGGATTTACGCGGGCGCCTACGTGGCCCGGGTACGAGCGGTGAGTGCGTTCGATATCACGTCGATCTGGCGCAATTCGATCCTGACCAATCTCAAAGGCAAGCAGGGACTGCCGCCGGCGCTCAGCTACCTGAATGCCACGCCACTGCTATTCGGCATCTACCTGAAGTGGGGTTTCCCGGCTGGCGCGGAGGATAGCCAAAGGACTGAAATCTGGTACAGCCAAACCACCCAGCTCGACATGGCTACCAAACTGACCGACCTGGCTTACCCGCAGAGCGACTTCTCCATGCTCGGCCTGCGGGCTGGCGTGACGTTCTACTTCTGGGGCCGGATCGTCGACAAGATCGGCAACATCGGCCCGTGGTATCCGATCGGCATCGGCGTGCAGGGGCAATCCAGCTCTGACGCTGCCGCGATTCTGGAAATGATCGCAGGCGAGATCGGCCGTACCGAGTTGGGGCAAGACATCCTCGACGAGATCGACAAGATTCCGGGCCTGCAAGAGCAGATCGATGCGCTGGATGGGCTGAAAGGTTACGACCCGGAAGCGACCTATGAGGAGTACGACCTTGTGGTCGTCGGCAAGCGGATCTATCAAGCCATTGGTCCAGTGCCAATCGATACGCCGCCGCCGAATCCTGCTTACTGGCTCGACGTGGGTCAGACCGTGCAAACCGCAAACGGCCTGGCTCAGCAGGTCGCAACGAACACGTCGGATATCACTGAGCTCGACGGCGTGGTAACTGCCCAGGCAACAGCGTTTCAGGCGCTGCGGGCTTCCTATCGCGACGAAGATGGCGAGGGTGAAGCGCAGGATGCTCTGCGCGGCTGGAATGCCACGACCAGCTTTGCCGAAGAAGTGAAGGTGAGGGCAACCCAAAACAGCGCACTGACGCAGCGGGTCACAACGCTTGATGCGGAAGTGGGCGAGAACTCGGCCAACTTGACTGAGCTGGAACAGACGGTCGCCACAAACGAAGAAGCCACCGCCACCAAAATCACTCAGCTGACCGCAACGGTCGGCGACAACACGTCAGCCATTCAGGAGACGGCTGAAGCGTTTGCCGATCTCGACGGCAACCTCAAGACGATGTGGTCGGTGAAGATGTCGGTAACTGCCAATGGTCAGTACGTGGCGGCGGGCATCGGCTTGGGCATTGAGAACGTGGACGGCGTTTTCCAGAGCCAGTTCCTGGTGGCTGCTGATCGGTTCGCGATCGTCAACACGATTGCCGGCGGCGCGATCTCGGTGCCGTTTGCAGTGCAGGGCGGCCAAGTGTTCATGCGGTCAGCTTTCCTACAGGACGGCAGCATCACCAATGCCAAGATCGGCAACTTCATCAGTTCGAACAATTACATCGCCGGCGTGCAGGGCTGGATTCTCAATAAAGACGGGACGCTTGAGATCAACGGCATCGTGCCTGGTCAGGGTCGGCTGGTCATCAACTCGCTGAACGTCTCGGTCTACGACGCCAATAACATGCTGCGCGTGCGTCTTGGATATCTGGGGTGAACTATGGCTTATGGAATGAGGATCTGGGGCGCCGATGGCGTGCTCCAGGTCGATGAGAACTCTTTCACCATTCGCGTGGTTCTTTCGACACTGGTTACGTTCGCCGCCGGAAAGTCCAATCAGGACTTTTCGGTCCCCGGTGTAGGCCCCTCGAACGGTTGCGCAATTGTTGTTCCCATTGGCGCTTACACCGACCAACAACAGCAGTTTGAAACAGAGCTAATCGACAACGTGGCCAGGGTTTATAACCACACAAGAGGCTACGCCGCGAGTTATGTCGCTACAGGCACGATGCGACTTATCGTCATGAGGTTCGACTGATGGCCTACGGTCTTCAATTCAGAAACAACAACAACGTTGTGACCATCGATTCAGAGTTTGCGAGGTTGGTGGTTATCTCGAGTGGCAGGTATGCGCCGACAGAAGAAGGCGGCATGGGCTCGACGACTTATTTTGTAAGGCCGGTAGCGTCACAGGAGCCGCCACTTGTCTTTGTGCGTCCTGACACAGTCGCCGGAATCGCCGGGTTGAGCAACGTGAGGTTGATAGGCTCAGCGGGCAACTGGGTCGGTTTTTATGTTCGGGCCTACAGCACCGCCACGGCTCAGCCAAATGGCCGCTATTTTGTGGCGGCTTTTGCGGCGCAGGCAGTAGCTCAGTACGGAATGCGGCTGTGGGATGGCACTGGCAAAATGCTGTTCGACTCAGGCACGCCGAACGCTACGTTTACTCGTAGCTTCCAAAACTGGAGCTATGTGAAGTCGGAGCAGACGGATCAGGGGATGTACCGCAACTACTACTCGGTGCCTTTCAGTTTCCCTCAAAACGAGTTCATGCTGATCAACAATTTTGGCATGACAATGGTTTCCGGCGGAAACATTCCGAGGCAGCTCTACTGCACCTGGGATTTTTCAGCGGGAACTCTCTACGCAGTAACAGTCGCCCCAAACAATCCATTTAATTTTTTCCTGCCGGCCGTATTCGCAAAACAAGCCGCCTAACTTCTCACTCATAGGGAAAGTCCATGACCTGGTACAAATCAGGAACGGTTTCTGTTACCCGAAATTCCAACGCGGTGATCGGCGTCGGTACGGCTTTCATCGCGAATTCCCGTGTTGGTGATGCCTGGATCGGTCCAGACAATGGATTGTATGAAGTCACCAACATCGCGAGCGATAGCGCACTTTCAATTTCGCCGCCGTATAAAGGCCAGACCGACTCGGGCGGAACCTACGCCCTCGCACCGATGCAGGGCTATTTGAAAGCCACCGCCGACGCGCTCCGTCAGGCATCGCTCGAGGTGGGTGACGCACTGGACGGTATGGAGGAGAGCGTGCAGTCGGCGGCTGAGTCGGCCGCGGCCGCGCTTTCTTCCAAAAACACGGCAGCTCAGTCGGCAGCCGCTGCTGGTCAATCCGAAACTGCATCGTTGGATTATAAAAATGCGGCGGGTCTTTCGGCAAACGCGGCGGCGCAGTCCGAAGCGGCATCGCTTAACTATAAGAATGCTGCCGGGACGTCCGCAACCAATGCCGGGCAATCGGAACAGGCTGCGCTTGGTTACAAGGACGCTGCGGCAAACTCAGCACTCAGCGCCGCTGCTTCGGCCGGTACAGCCGCAGCACTCGGCGTAGGCCGCGGTTATATCGACGGTTTGACGCTCAGCTGGGTCTCGGCCACGTCGATCAGCGTAGGCGCTGGCAGTGCGTACATTTCTTCGGTCAACAAGGTTGTCAGTTACGCCGGCGGCACTTTCACGCCATCGGGGGCGGCTAACAGCTTCATTCACGTTTACCTGACCGCTGCTGGTGACATTGAGCAGGCCGCGACCGTGCCGTTGCGCTACTACAACCAAGCACACCAGAAAACAGGGGACAACTCACGCCGTTACATCGGCTCGCTGCTGGTAGGAGCGGCGAACAACATCTACAAATTTCACCACCATCCGCTCGATTCGTCGATGAGTTATACCTTCGGCAACCCATCCATAGCACCATTCCGAATTCTCAATGGGGTAACAGGGATCGGCAGTGTAAGTACTTCAGCAAGCTGCCCGATAACAGCGCATACGCTGGTGGGATCGTTCCAGACAAACTCGGGCGGTATCGCGCAATTCACGCCATCCGACGCTGGTACTGCGGCATCGGTAGGGTGGCAGGTATTCGTTTCAGCGGGCACGGTGCAGAACGGAACCTGCCGTATCGCTGACGATAGGACCATTACCTATTGGACGTCTTCTTCGAACCTCGCCTACATCTACACGCTTGGCTACTACTTCGACAGGTGACGAATATGCCTTATGCAATTACAGCTACCGGCTGGAGAGCGATCAACCCCAACATGGAATTGCAGGAAGGGGAGACATTCGCCGAAGAGATCCCTCAGTGGCTGGCCGATGCGAGTGCTGCTGCGGATGCGCTGCGCGAAGGATCTCGCATCGAGGAGGAATGGCGAGCTACCGAGATTTTGGAGATCAACGACCAGTTGATGGCGCTGGAAGAGGGGGCTGAGGCGCTCCCGGGTACGCGTGAACAATGGCTGGCGTACCGAACCCGAGTAAGGAACTGGAAGGAAGGTGCAGAGGGATTCCCCGAGCCAGCCAATAGACCGTGGCGCCCAGCCGCATAAGCCAACCGAAACCCGCCATTGAGCGGGTATTTTTTTGCCTGGAGAAAAGAAATGCCAGTAACCGAGAAAGATCGAGACATCCTCGCCCGTACGATTTGGGGCGAGGCCCGCGGCGAAGGAACCGCCGGCCAGATCGCCGTGGCCTGGACGATTCGCAATCGTGTGTTCGACGGTAAAGAGAAGTCGTGGTGGGGAGAGGGCTATGCCGGTGTGTGCCAGGCGAAGTACCAATTCAGTTGCTGGAACAAGACCGACCCAAACTATCAGTTCCTGATCGGCGTGATACAGATCCCGTTCCGCGAGCTGGCGCAGTGCCGAATCGCTGCTGACCAGGTGATCGACGGCAAGGTGCCGGATCCTACCGGCGGCGCCACGCATTACTACGCCACCCGCATCAAGGCGCCGGCCTGGGCGGCGAAGGCCAAGCAGACGCTCAAGTTGGGCGGCCACGTTTTCTTCAAGGATGTGCCGTGATGGTCGTTCCGTGGAAAGCGGTGGGCGCGATGGCACTGGTGCTGATCGGCGCCGGCAGTGCCTGGCAGTTTCAGGACTGGCGCTACGGGGAGCAACTGGCGGAGCAGGCGCGACTGCACGCCGAAACCCTCAATCAACTGACGCAGGCCGCCGCCACCGTTCAGCAGTCCGAGCAGGACAAGCGCCTAGCGCTCGAGCAGCGGCTGGCGGCCAGCGAACAAACCCACTTCGAGAAAATGACCAATGCGCAAAATGACCAGGCTCGCCTGCGCGATCGCCTTGCCACTGCTGATGTCCGCCTGTCAGTCCTCCTTGACGCAGCCGACGTTGCGAAAGGCTGCAACGTGCCAGGCACCGCCGGCGCCGGCGGCGTGGATCATGCAGCCGTACGCGCCCGACTTGACCCGGCGCATGCTCAACGAATTATCGCCATCACCGACAACGGCGACCGCGGACTGATTGCGCTTCAAGCGTGCCAGGCATATGTGAAGAATCTGCAGCAGTGATGGCGCCGCGCCATTCTTGCGAGGTCACCAGCCGTGAACCATCATTTAGATTCGAACTGGATGATTGGTAGACATGGAAAAGCAACTGGCTGGCTACTCAATTGTGATGACGATTATCTGGGTTTCAGTTGTTCTTTCTGTCATGTATTGGATGTCGTAGTGAAGGTAATAGGTGGCTGACGTGGAAGGCGTGGTGCTGAGCGAGAGGATGCAGAAAGAAGCGGATCGGCTGCTTGCGCAGATTGTCCGGGCAGATTCAATGATTATCGCTGTGAAGGCGGGGGCGCGGGCCGATGGCTTCGTGCTTGGACTGGAAACCGGCGGGGCTTTGCGCTCCGGCGATGCTGAAAGGCTGTACATCATTTTCGAAGCCGCACTGGTGGAGCGCCTGAAAACGTTGGCACGTAGTTAATCAATGCTTTATTGGTCAGGCCGCCAATTCCTAGCACGGCTCCTTCAGCGTGGACCTGCAGGAGCTAGCTTTGTCACAAAACCCTTTCCGGCGCAGGTCGAGCAGTCATCCCGCGCACTAAAGTTGTCGAGACAATCCGGGCAAATACAGAAAGCTGCCGATTCAATGTGAGGTCGCACTTTTTCAAAAGCGCGTAGATTCCGCTCCTCCTGTGCGACCTGTGCTGCATCTATAAGCGCCCGGTAAGCATCGGCATCGGATAGTGGTCGGTGCGTTACGCCAGCGATCATTCGTTCGGTCTCTACCAACTGATATCGGCGGCCATTCATTTCCAGCACCAAGCCTGAAATCCGCCCAATTTTCCGAGAAAGATTCAGAGTCAGCCGCATACCATCAGCATCAGAATAGACCTTGCCGTCGTAGGCGAAGGAAGCGCCGCGCGGTTCATCGCTTTCGAAGTTGAAGATTGACCGGCTGATGGTGCCCAGCAGATTCCCGTTGTCGATCTGAACGACATCATAGGTAGAGGCGCCGCGGTAGTGCCCGGGCGAGTTCTGCAGCTCCTCGACGGCGTGCCAGTACGCGGCGTTTGCCATTTCGTTCATATCGAATTGCTCAAGCTGGTCGATCAGGCCCTCATCGCGAAGCGTAGCTGCCATCTCGTGGAGGGTTTCCCGATGCCCCTCTGGGTTTTGCATACGGAAGTCCTGATCGTCGAGAGTCGCGCGCCATCGCTGGAGCCGTAGGGTTTTTGCCTGGTCGAAATTCATGCTGCGGGGTTCGCTGTACAAATACTGTATGCTCGTACAGTAATCTAGGCGAGAAAGGTGGGCGAGGGTGAGGCGACGAACTGTAGCGGTGCGGCTGCTTTCGGCCATGAGCGGAAGTTTGGAAGCGCCCGCTACCGGCCAATAGCGGACTTTGGACTTATTTCACCTCAACAATACCTAATCTTCAGTGAGGCTTATAATAAGCTCCACACATCAATCTGTAGCAGAATTGGTCGAGTCAGGAACGATGTCATGAATGAGGATTACGAAAAATCTTGGCATCTGGCTGAGCCGGTAATCGTCGTTGAGGACGACTCTATACTTCGCGGCCTGATGATAGATATTTTGTCCGAAATAGGTTTGCGCTCGCAGAGCTTTGGTAACGCTGATGGTGCTTTAATTCATATGCTCAGCACGCCGCGCACGTACCCACTGGTGATCGCAGATCACGGTTTGCCCGGCAAGCTCAAAGGTTCGGATTTTATCGCGGTGGTGAAGGCGAGATGGCCTAACACTGCCA